TTATGATTTATTAAATGACCCCAATGTCTTTAACCCTCGTACAGGTGCGTTTAACCCAGATGGGTTGCCTGATGGACCACGTAAACAGCATATCGTTATGCTTGTGGATAACCTTAAAACGTTGTCTGATAAAATGTATGATGATCAAAAAACTTATAATGCAGATCTAGGATACATTTCTAATTACCTTTTAAAATACAAAGCTCTTAATAAAAAAGCTGTATATAAAAACCGTAATAAGTTTATACAAGCATTAAGAGATACCTATCGTATGTCAGAACAAGATGCTGTTACTTTAACAGATCAAATTCTTAATACAGACATGGATCTTGATGAAGCCTTTACAGTTATTAAAGGTGGTCCTAGACCTACATCTCACAAACGTAGATCTTTAGGTCTTTCTGAGAAAGCTGCATTTAAAGAATTCTTTGAAGAAGATCTTTTTACAAATGTCTCTACAGCAGCTAAGAGTGCTTCTCGTTATGTAACTAACCAAGAGTATGTTGGTCAAAACGGAAAGCATATAGCTAAGATGCTAGAACAAATGCAACGTGAGGGGTTAACTCAAGAAGAAGTAGATAAGATTGCTTTCCAGATGCAAAACTATTTAGACTCTGAATCTGGTAACTACAAACGTGCTACTTCTGAGTTTGGTAAGGCATTCCAAAATATTCAGAAAAGCTTTATGTTGTTCACAATGTTTGCAGGTTTACCACTGTCTACACTATCTTCCTTTGTAGAAGTGGCGTTAGGTATGCGTGGATTAACTCGTGAGCAAATCTATGGTAAAGATGGTGGGTTATCTCAGTTAGGAAAAGAAGCTGCTACTATGCTTAAAGATGGTATGACTGAAATAGCCAATGCTCCGGGGGTAGGTAAAGGGAAAGTACGTACATTTAGTTCTAAAGGTAAACAAGTTTTACGTAAGCTTGGTTTCTATGAATGGGATGTAGGTGCAGCTACTACAACTGGTGTATTGGAAACTCATTCTTTCCATCAAAAAATGGCTGAAAATTACTTTAAGTGGATTGGTTTACAAGGTTGGACTAACTTTAACCGAGCTACTCGTGCAGCTATTGCTGGTGATTTTATTGTAGATAACTTAACTATACTAGCTGATCGAGATACTAACTCAAAGATTAGAACTAATGAAGAAAGGGAAGCTGAAGAAAAACTACGTAACTTAGGTATTGATGTGTCTGATGTAGGTGTTAACCAAATGTTAATGCTGTTGTCAGGATTGCCAATGGATCAAGCTACTCAAGATAGAGCAGCTGCTCAGTTAAGGGAAGCACAGTACAGTTTTGTTAATGAGGCTGTTGCGTTACCTAAAGCAGCTAACCGTCCTTTGTATTACCAAGATCCACGGTTTGCATTAATTAACCAGTTCCAAGGTTTTATGTCTACCTTTACAGCTAATCATATTCCTAGATTATGGAATGAGTATATCAAACGTGGTAGCCCTGCTATGCGTTACAATACTTTTGCTATGATGGCTACTATGATTATGTTAGGGTTTGCTTCACAGTATCTAAAAGACCTACTTAAATATGGTGAGTCTTCTCCATACTTAGATGAAGCAGAGCTTATTCGTAGAGGTATACTGTCTAGTGGATTGGCTGGTACATCAGAGCGTATTATAGAACAACTATTTCCAATTTACGAAACTCGTTCTAAGAATGCAGGTGAATGGGTTTGGAATACAGCATCTGGTGAGTCACCGTCACTGTCTAACATTGCACGTTTAGGTAAAGCTACAGGCTACTTAATAGAAGGTGATGTAGATAGGGCTACATGGAATGCAGCTAAGGCAACGATTGGACCTTTAGCTAATCTAGCAGATAACATCTATACTAAGATAGAAGATAAGTGGGATTTTAAATAGGGGAACATATGGCTAAAGTTAATATTCCGGGAAGTCAAACAACATCTATACTTGACACTCCCGAACAAACTATTCAGGAACAGCTTAAGCAAGCTACCCCTGAAGCTCCAGAGGGACCAGTCACCCCTCCCGCTTCTCGACAAACTAATGTTAGTATTTTTGATGGGTTAAAAGATGAAGTGGAGCAGATAGCTGAGGAAGAAACTTCAGCTGCCTCTCCGGTTCAAGAGATGCCTGTTGAAGAACAACCTAATGTTGAGCTACAGCAACAAATTATGGATGCTCCAGATTTGTTTGAACGTCAGCGTATGGGTATTGAAGAACAAGCTCTTGGTATTGACACTCGTAGATACAACCCTCAAATGCGTAGAGCACAAGTTCTTAATGAAGATGGTGGGTTATTTGATAGGGCTAATCAGTTTACTGAAACTATTCTTAGTGGAGAGGTTGCTCCTTCTGGGGTCTTTCACCCTAAACCTTTAGATCGTGGGCAAGTATTACCTGAAACAAAACTTGGTAACCTTGGTGGTATTATTAATAAGCTAGGTGCTGTTCAAGATAATGCTGTTGCCCCAGATTTTCTAACTATGACATCTATTGTTACTGAAAATCAAATAGCTGATCTTGTATTAGGTGCTGACCGTGAGATTAATCAAATCATGGAAGCAGGTATTACAGATGAACAGCAGATGTTTGAGTTTAATCCATTTTCAGAAACTACTACCTCTGATATGGAGCCTAATAGGACAATTAAAAAAGCTCAAGGTAACGCTAAACTTGGTATGGCTATTGCTGAAGAATGGCAAAGGTTTACTGGAGTTCAAGCTGAACCTTTGTCTAGGCAAGAAGCAGAAACTCTAGGGGATGCTGTTAAAGAACTTTATTATGAGATTAATAAAGGTGATGATTCAGCACCGTTAATTAAGCGAGAACTTGATAGCGATGGTTTAATTAATTTTGTAGTTACTCCTTTAGGTAACCAAATGTTACGCTCTTCAGATCAAATGCGTAAAATGATGTTTCCTAAAGAACATGTAAGACCTCTTGATCAACCTCGTTCTAATAAAGATAAAGTACGATATTCTGGTCAAAAGAAAACTGATGTACCTCTTAAGTCTCAAACATTATTAGATGCTAAAGAACACTTAGAATCCATAGGGCATATGGTAGATTCTCGTCGTCTTAAGATTCTTTGGTCTACTCTTTTACCTGCGTTAAGTGGTGATCAGAATATACCTCAAAATATATTTGAAATGGTTACTGAAATACATAGCATGGGACCATCTAAATATAAAGAGTTTCAAGCTAAAGCTCAACTAGCTACAGCAGATAATAAAAAGTATGATCCAGATGCTAATATGATAGACTTGCAGCGTACAATTGCTCAGTCAGCATATGGTATTGCTAAAGAACGTAATGGTGTTAAGTATCTTACCTATTTTATTCAGGCTTACAACGGAAGGTTAACTCCAGAGCAAACTCATTTTAACCCTACATCATCTAAACAAGTGCGATTTGTCACTGTTAACCCAGAACCTGTAATTTTTAAAGCAGGTGGAAATAGTCGTCAAGAGAATAACTTAATTCAGATGTATGCAATGATGCTTGTTAAAGACGCTGATGCATTATTACCTGAGGGAAGGCGAGATGCTTATATACGTAATGAAGCAAGACTTGCTGCTATGGGTAATCGTTTAAAAGAAGCATTAACAATGTCTGATGCTGAGTCAGAAGCTATATCTCAAGCTATCGAAAATGGTATTGCAATTAATGATCCTAATTTCCCTAAACTATCTGGGTTAAACTTAGATCCCGTAGCGGATGCAGAGTTAATCCAAATGATTAAAGATAAAAAGGAAGATGGTCCAGCATTTATTGATGGTTTAATTGATGTTGCTAACTATGTAGATGCTAAAAATAATAACGCACAGTTTAGAACACACTTTAATGCATACATTGATGGTAAAACTAACGGTATTGCTTCTAATGCAATGCAGTTGGGTAACAAAGAACTGGCGTTTAGAGTAGGAGTATTACGCTCTAAAGGTTCTTTATATGCTATAGATAATGATGTGGATATACGTGCTGACTTAGCAGATCAATTAACTAAAGCACTAGAAAATGATGGGATTCCTGATAGTGTTGCAGCAATTATTGGTGAAAATAATATGCCTTTGCTACATGATGTAGCTTATGAGTTATACAATTATAAAGCTTTAAATAAAGAAACTACGATGACTTATGGTTATGGTAAAGAAATTGATAACTTTAAAGGCACAATGATTCAAGCCTTAACTCGACTAAAAACAGATGCGTCACTAACTAAAAGGCACAAAGACATTGGGATAGCAGAAAAAATAGAAGTGCTTTCTGCTGCAGGTTTAAAAGAAGATGGTATTTCGATTGAAGAAAGTATTGTTGATAAATTATTTCCTGTTTACTCAGATAAGCTAGCTCAGATTATGACTAAGGATGGTGCTGAAGCTCGTCTTATGATGCAAGGTGCTTCTCTTTTCCATGTAATGATGGATGAGTTATTTGAGATTAAATCTCCTATTGGTTTAGCTTTACGCTATGGTGGTATGGAATCTCTTGGAGCTTCAGAAGCAGAGGCTACAGAATATGCTATTACTTCTGAAGGTGAAAGGCGTGGAGTAAAGGCTTATCATTATGAGTCTCGTGCTACTTCTGCAGCTGTACGTGATACACAAAAGGGTGCGTATATTGGAGGCTATGCCTTCGGTGGTTCTATTCCCGGTCCAGTGCAATCTATTGATGCTGCTACTGTTGCTTTGTCCCTTACAGGTTCTGCGTGGGATAACTTAAATAAAGCATCTAATAATAGACCTTATGTGCATACTATTTACGATGCATTCAAGTTGGATGCCAATGGTTATGATGTTGCGTTAAGGGATATCAATAACTCATGGTTACGTGCTAGTATGGAGTGGAGTTATCTCAAAGAAACTCAAGATGCTTTACAAAGATCTTTTAAAAACTTTGATAAGAAGATGAAAGAGCTACCACAGAACACTCCTATATCTATTGGTATGGATTCCCCTTATCGAAAAATTGGTGAGCTGTTAGAGTTACATCAAGGTAAAAATAAAACGTATCGTAAGGAGTTGTTTAAACTCTTTAAGAGAATGTCCGGTAAGGATGCTGATGTTGAACCTATGATGGAAAGATTTGAACGCTCATTAGAAGGTGCTGGTATTAGCCGTAATTCTTCTCCAACAGAATTAACTCCTGCTCAAATAAATAAAGTTGTTAGAGAAATGGCAGCTATTTTAAACTACAAAAATAGATTAGATAGTATGATAGCTAAGACTGAAAAGAATAAAGCAGAGTTAAAAAAGGAAATAATTAATGGTGGAGAAGCTATCTACCAGTACTACACACACTAGTTTATAATAACAATAACATTCATAATAATAAAAAAAAATAGCCCCTTTGGTTTCCATTAGGATTCCAAAGGGGCTTTTATTTTACATGTACTGTTTTAGTTCATGAAGTATTTCTTTATGTAGGTTAGGGTCTACATCTCGATCTAGCTGTGCTTGAATAATATCTTTAGTGTATGCAAGAGATGTGTCGAGACCTAATGTCTCACACACATCCATGTCATCATCGTTAGTCATACCACGTAAGGTATTAATATTATAATTCTTACGAGAAGAAGTAGTCACTGTTAGTAACCTCCGTTATATTTAATGAACCCAACATGGGTTGTTCTATTAATAGTTTAACATCATTGATAATACTTCTTTCAATCATGTTAAAGTAGTTAGGATAATCGTACATATCAATAAAGATATGTTTAGTTAATTGACATAAATCATCCACATCACAAGCATGTGTAGAGAAGCTATCATGTACTGCACCAAATGAGTTATCCCATTCTGTAATGACTCTAGCCATATGACTAGCATCTAGACTATGAATGTAGTTAGGGCTTATCCCACAAGCAAACCCACGGGGATCTGGTTTATCAGATATGACTAGACCAACATGTCTAACTTTATCTCTCTTACCAACTCCTACAATAGTACCTTCGACTTTCTCTTGTCGTTCATAATACTTTTCATAGTGTACGTAGAAACCTGATGGGGTAACCCATGAAATGCTAGGATAACCACACTCTAGGACACTCTGTGCTATCTTCTGCAGGTACTTCATTGTCTGAAGTGGTCCTGGGCATACAGCTGCAATAGCTTTTACTAGATCATGTGAGAATCCCTTACAGTGTTTCTCTGTAATCCCATACTCCACATCATACCCTTCCTTACGTAGATCATTATACATGTTCTCCGCAATCTTCTGAGCACCTGCTGAGTAAGCTCGTGTCATGCTCCCACGTTTACTAATCCCTTTACGAATCTTTTTCATGGGCATACGGTTCAGTATGTCTTTACGTTCTTCATCCTTAGTAATCTCTATTAACTTCTTAGCTGTTTGTACATAGAAGTCTTTAGGAATATCCATAGGAATCAAACCAACTAACTCACCAGTCTGTGTGTCTTTAGAGATAGCACCAAGATGTTGCCATCCATTGTTACTACCATCAATTGGAACAGGTAGGGATGAAAAGTAATCTAACCCTGCGTTAGTAAACTTATCGTAGTTAACTAACTCATGACACACTGCAAGGAATGAAACAGGTTTCTCACAATCAGGTAAAGAGTTAAAGTGAGATACCATTTCAATAAGATCCATGTTGTTCTCAGTCCATAACTCTCTATCTTTCAGAGACATTTTGTCTACACTGATATCATCCAACCCATTATTTATCATGTATGTGTTATAATCATACGTAAAATAATCAGGTATATGTGATAACTTAAAGCTTTGATTGTAAGAGTTAGCAGCGTGTATCTTTAACCAACGTAGTCCTACATCATCTACAATTTTAGCTTCATCGAATAAGAACAGTCCACGTTCGTAGTCTGATCCTTGGAAGTTAAGGATAGATTCTCGGTAGTAAATCCTACCACGATAATCAAAATCTAGTAGTTGATAGAATGTTTTATTCTTGAGTACATTTGCTTTACGTTTAGTGTACTCTAGTTTTAATTGTTTAGACTTAAGACGTTCTAGTTCTAATTCATCCTCACAATTTTCTATATCTTCTGTTAAGTCTACAAGGTTAACAGCTTCAAGAACTTTCTCATTAATTCTCCAAGGAGTTTGTTGAAGTTTGTTAGCTGCTTCTATACATGGTAGTCCTTGCATAGATCCAAACAGAGTAGCTTCTTCAGCACCCCATCCTTTAACAATAGGGTATCTTATATCCAACCCTTGAAGAGATGGATGTTTCTGCATAAGTGTTTCGATATCTTTTGGTTTATCGAACACAGTACCACGTAACCGATATGGATCTAAAGATTCAGGTAACTCATCAATGAATTCTAAACCATCCTCTGTAAACTCCACAGTGTAGCTACTGTCCTTTATCTTAGGGTACTTAATGTCTATGTACCCCAGTTGATAGAAAGCCTCTACAAAGAGATCTCCTAGCCTTACAGCATCCCTCCAGACTAACTTATCATCAAACAGTCTAGCAGCTACTTCATGACCTATACGTGTAGATATCAGGGTAAGCTTTGCAATACCAGCTGGATCTGCTGGTGGGTTGTTTCTAGTTATATACATAACTAATGTATCAAGAGCTACTAGTGAGAGCTGCTTGAGGTGTGGGCGAATATCCCCATACCCCTTGAGAATACTCACACCAACAGAAGGTTTACCCTTGCTACTAATTTTAGCAACAAGGTAACCTGTTATATTATCTAAGCTCATAGATGTCCTCAGTTATACTCGAATTGCCCTCCAAGAGACAATCGAGTTGTCTTAGGATTGTACACAGCTGTACCACAGTCTCCTGTGTTACCTGTGAATCGTGCTTTAAGTACACGTAGTTTAATTGTGTTACGTTCTAAGTCAGACTCAGCAACTAGATTACGGGCAAATGCGATAATATCAAATGAGATCTGCTTGATAGAACCAGAACCTTTAATATCATCAATGGATGCGAGATGTCCTTCCTCAAATGATCTTCCTCCTTGAGCTTTACGTAAGTGTGATACAAGACCCAACCATACATTATGTTTCTTAACAATCTTCAATAGATCAGACATTACTTTGTCAATCGCTTCGTTACCTGTGAGACCATCTGATCCTTCAGAGACTGCAATAGTAATGTGATCGAGGAAAAGATATTTACAACCCATGAGAGCCATGTACTCAATCTTATCCAAGAGAGATGCATCTGATACAGATCCTTGATGATCAAGCAAGACAAGTCTTTCATCTGAGAACACAGCATCGAATCCGTTTCGTAACTCATCATCCGTGAGAGTTGGATCTCCAATGAGAGGTCGTTCAAGTTGCATTGCAATGAACTTTTCTGCAGTGTCACCAACAGATTCCTCAAGAGAAATGAGACCGACTTTATGATCAGTCTTGTCAAGAAGATTAAGAACGATCTCTTTAATAACAGTACTTTTACCACTGCCAGTACCAGAAGTAAATAGAGTAATCTCACCTTGACGTACTCCTCCTAATTTATCATTTAATCCTTGTAGGCAATCAGGATACATTACTGATTCTACATTCTTACGTTCCATAAACTGATCCCAAATTTGATTACCTGTCAGAATACCTGCAGGGTTATACTGGGATGCATTGAAGACAGCACTAAGTACTCCTTGTTTACCCTCTTCTTTGTATAAGTCTGATGGATCTTTGTATTTAAATTTAGCTACTTTTACACGTTCAATGCCAATGATTTTTGCTGCTGCTTCTACAGCATTCTCTCCTGCTTCATCTTGATCAAACATTAAGACAACTTCAGGATATTGACGTACAAAGTCACGGTTATCTAAGATAGCTTTGGTTTGTGATGCTGATGGGATTGATACTACTGAGTAGTACTTTCCATAGTTATCATACATAGCTTGAGCAACAGCAAGGCAGTCTAACTCACCTTCTGTAATGATAAGTTTTTTACCACCTGTTGCCTGTTGTTGACCAAACAACTCGATACCTGCAAAGTTTCCTACAACAGAAAACTCTTTAGGCAGCATACGTTTCTTGTAAGCTACAAGTTTATCCTTGCGAGTATAAGGGTAGTAGTGTGCTTCAGGCATTCCATCTTCAGTCACACTCATCTTCACATTAAAGTGATCTACTGTTTCCTTACGTATACCTCTCGTAGTAATAGGATAGCTCCCGTAAGTACCAATAGTTGCCACTGTGTCAACAGTGTTTCGATCTGTAAATTCAACGACTTCTGCTCCCATGATTTGTCCTCGTTCTGGGGGTGTGTATAATGTACAACTAAAGCAATATGTATGTCCGTCATCATAAACTGCTAGAGCATCACTGCTCCCACAGTCATCACATGGTTGATGTCTTTTCACGCACTGACTAGTCCCAATCTTTCCAACTGCGTTTGCCATTCTTTGTCCTCTTTTTCCTGGCTTTTTCTGAGTAGGCTAATCTCATAGCCCTTTTACAATCTTTATTATTGAACATTTCTACTGGTATGTAATTAGTCTCCATCGTCCCCCTCCTTAACAAACACACCGTGTTCATTTAAGAAGCCTTTACGATCTTTGATATCATCATAGGCTACCTTTAGGCATGTTCTAATATCAGTTCCAATTAATTCAGCAATCATAATCAAGACAACAATCATATCACCAATGTCATCTTGAGCTGCTTCGTATCTACCTTTAGCAATGTTATCAGCTAACTCTCCTAACTCAGATGTTAACTTTAATGTTTGTGTCTCTGGGTTTCCATTGACAGTAATGCCACGTTCCATTCCCCAGAATACTATTTTGTTTTCTAGTTCATCTAAGGTATTCATATACTACCAACCCCAATCTTCTCCTGCTAATCCGTGAGAGTTATAATCAGTTACCCTTTTCTCAAAGAAGTTAGAAATAGAAGACCCACCAAGAAGTTCTTCCATCCACGGTAAAGGGTTCTCCTTAACCTTCCAGTTCGTCTTGAGACCAAGTTGGAGTAAACGTCTGTCTGCGAGGTAGCGAATGTACTGCTTGACATCTGCCGCTGAGAGACCTTCCAAGTCACCCATTTCATACGCAAGATCAATAACCTTGTCTTCAAGTTTGACTGCAGTTCTAAACATCTCGTATATATCTTTCTTGAAATCATCATTCACTACTCGTGGGTGTTCCTCACAAAAGGCTCTGAATAACATAGCCATACCCTCTGCGTGTTGTGACTCATCACGTACAGACCACTCAACAACTGTACACATCCCCGGCATTTTACCTTGGCGTTGATAGTTAAGCAGCATAGCAAACGCTGAGAACAATGACATACCCTCATTAAGAACAGACCTAGCAATTGCTAATGCTGTTCCTTGATGAGAGTGTACGTCGATATCTGACATGAACTCTAGTTTTTCAGACATTTCTTGATACTCTAAAAACGCAGTAAACTCATCTTCAGGTAACCCAAGAGTATCATTAAGTAAAGCATAAGCTCTTTGATGGATAAACTCACGAGAAGCAAAGGCAGTTAGCATTGCTCTGATCTCATTGTTCTTAAACTTAGGAATGTAATACTCTAAGTAGTTAGTACCTACAGCTACATCAGTTTGTGTAAATAAACGTAGGATTTGGGTGATATGATTACGTTCTTTAGGTGATAGAGCACCTGACTTCCAATGGTTAACATCAGTCTGTAACTCAAGCTCATCCTCAATCCAATGAATACGTTCATGCTGTGTAGCATAGTCTACTGCCCAAGGATATGAAAAGGGTTTATAGCTTTTGTTCAGTTCCAGCAAACTCATTTAATTGTTTCTCCAATGTGTCTATTTTATTAGACAAGTATTTAATTGTGTTGTATGCATCATTGAGTATTTGTTTATTAAAGGGATCAATATCTTTAACTAACTCAAGTCTTTCGAGTATTGTTTTGTTCATGTGATTTTATCTCTAATTCAAGACCTATTATTTTAGCATGTTGCTTACGTGCTTTATTCCAGTTCCTGTTGCACAGTGCCTTTAGGAGTTTTAAGTAAGTCTTCTTCAATTTTATACTCATGGTTGTCCTTATCTATTGCCATTTCTAGTAACCTTGTTAACCCAATTTCAACTAAAAACCGTGTAGCTTCTCGATTTGTTTCAATCTCTAAAGTAGCAGACCCATCTTCATTTTCTTCTAAACGTTTGACTTGAATCATTCCTAATTTTTCAGATGTATTATCTTGTACTACATATTGATTGTTGTCATCACTCATACTTTCTTCCTCTTAAAAAGTCAAATCCTTCTACTAACTCGGACATTAAATCTCTATCAAACTCAAAGTGTTCATCTATCTCTAACCAGATTGCATCTTCAATAGTTTGTAGGATATGTTCATCACTTGGATTGTCAGTATGCTTGTACGCTCTGGTATGCCCAATGCAGATACCTTGATGTACGCAGTCTTCAAGAATTTTCCGTGTCCTTGGTTTCATGTATCCTCCTTTTGCATAGGTATACTATGCATAGATAATTACATTTTATGTAATGTACTCCCACTTTTCTGCGGATATTAGGAATACATTCCCACATTTTTCTGCGGATAGGTCTACACGAATGATCCATAAAAGAAACATATGTGTAGACTTTGGCCTATATAGTGTCCATTTACACCCAAAAGCAACATATATGGATACTATATTATCCTTGACAACTCACACAGACTTCATCATCCTCAAAGTCTTTAAGTGCATTACGATCTACTTTCGTTCCAACCTTCTCTGCCGTAACACCCGCCGTGGTACGGAGGTAGTAGAGACCTTTGAGTCCTTCCTTCCAAGCCTTGAGGTGAACTTGATTAACGCTAGATTTATCCGTACCCGATGGAAAAAACACATTGACCGACTGCCCTTGGCATATAAACTCTTGACGTTTAGCTGAGTGTTCCACGACCCAACTCTGGTCGAGTTCAAATGCGGTCTTGAAGGTATCTTTCTCTCCCATGTCAAGGAACTCCAGATGCTGCACAGAACCTTCGTGTTCCAGTATCGATTGCCAAACTTTCTTTGTGTTTTTACCATGTTTATTTAATACCTTTTCCAAGTATGGGTTACGAACTGTGTGAGAACCCGCACGAGTACGATGCACATAGCAATTACTAATGCGAGGCTCAATACTGGCAGAGCAACCACAAATAATAGAAGAGTTAGCATTGGGAGCAATAGCAAGTAAGTGCATGTTCCTAACCCCAGTGCCAACTCCATCAGGACACTCACCGTGTTCTTCTGCAAGTTGTCTTGTTGCTTCAACAGATTGCTCCTTTATGTTCTTAAAGATTTGATAGTTCTCACTAGCAGCTTGCCAAGATTCCCATCCTATCCCTTTGCTTTGGAGATAACCGTGGAATCCCATTGCTCCAAGGCCGATTGAACGTTCTCTGCTAGCTGAGTAGATAGCTTTTGATAGTTCTTTTGGTGCGTGGTCAATAAAGTATTGAAGCACGTTGTCCAAGAATCTGATAAGGTCTCCAACCATTCCGGTGTCTCTCCACTCATCATACTTTTCGAGGTTGACTGAGGAGAGGCAACAGACTGCTGTGCGTTCTTCACTTGTTGCGAGATGGATTTCGTTGCAGAGGTTACTGCCATTAATTGTGAGGCCAAGTTTTCTTTGAGCTTCTGGAAGCTTTCTTCTGGCCGTGTCGATAAAGTTAAGGTAAGGACTGCCAGTTCTGAAGCGAGCTTCAAGTATTCGTTGCCATAGTTTACGAGCTTGGACTGTATCTCTTGTAGTTCCTGTACTTGGGTCGATAAGGTTCCATTGTCCATCATTAATTACTGCCTCCATAAAAGCATCAGTTATATTTACTGCGTTAAATAAGTTAAAACATTTACGATTGATGTCACCACCAGTCGGTACTTTAAAGTTTACAAACTCTTCGATATCAGGATGTGATACATCAAGGTACGCAGCGTAAGAACCCTTACGAGTTTTACCTTGTTTGTATGCTGTCATTTGAGAGTCTACAACTTTCATAAATGGGATAGGTCCGGGAGCTTTATCACTAATACCCCGAACATTTCCCCAGTGTCCTCCGACACCTCCTCCTTTAACAGAGAGCCATGCTACTTCACCATTATGTTCAATAAGAGAATCAAGATTGTCCCCCACGTAAGTAAGGAAACAACTAATAGGCAAGCCCCGATTGTTTCGTGCATCGTCAGGTGCGTTTGAAAGCACAGGTGACGCAAACATAAACCAACCTTTTGAAGCATAGTCGTATATACGTTGTGCCAAGTCAAGGTCACCACCGCAATAAGCCACTGAAGCACGTGCAAAGGCTTGCTGAGGAGACTTTTCATGTTCGTACATGTAATAGTCACGCATGAGTGTATCTGCTTGCTCACTAAGTCGATTGTCTCTTTCATAATCAATCGTCACTCCTAAGTATTGAGTCATTTATTATTCTCTCCGGTTTCTAGTAAGATCTTCGGTATGATACTTACATCTAAGTACTCCTCTCCCTTCTTCACTAAAGATTTAGCAAGGGAAATTCCGTACACATTTTTATCATTAAACTCTTCATACATTGATTGATAGGTGTCAAGTAATGGTTTAATTATATTATCTAAATCAGCAGCCTTATTGGAAAGACCTACCTGCACATGAAAGAAAACAGGATCATTTCCAAAAGGCCAGTCAAAACTATCACCATCAATAAGTATGATAATATCTCTGATCTCATGCTGATAGTTCTTGTAATCCGCTGTCTTCTGTTTCATCCGATAAAACATTCTGTTCGCTGATATCGGTTTCAGGTTTAAGCGATGGTTCATGTACATATAGTTCATCCCATGATTGCAACATGTACACACAATCGTACATCTGTTGACAGTATTCTTTGCTGTATCCAAGGCCACGATAAAGAGCACGTACTCTGTTCTCTAATCGCTCCATTGGTATTCCGTTTATAATCTTACTGGCTTTTGCTTTACCATAACCTTTAATACCCGGAATTCCATCAGCACTATCCCCTGTAATCCATTGTTCAATAAGTTTTAAGTATGCATCTACAGCTGACACTGTGTAATGCTCTTTCTTATTAAAATTGTAGTGTTGTCCGGGGATTTGATCTAAATCCTTATCAATATGTGCAATAATGTAAGGTTTTTCTTGAGCCATAGCTTCCCATGCCCATATAGAAACTAGATCATCTGCTTCCATACCATCAGCAGTTGTTGCAGGATAGTTATCTAATAGCCATCCGTGAGCATAGTTAAGTTTTTTTCTAAGATCTTCATCAAGATCAGGTCGATTAGATTTGTATTTATCATATATGTTGTATCGGAAATTACCCTTTCCTTTTACAGCAATATGCACTTCACCCATCATACACTCTCGATCTATCTCTGAAAGCTCTTCTTTAATATTCTTTCTAATTCCACTATTATTATTCTGTGTGCAACAGATTTTAAATAGAATAGAATCAGCATCTATAAGTGTTAACATAATAGTCCTCAGTGTACATCTGCGTAGCTACTACCAATTACGTAGTCACCACCTTCCATACATGTAATACCAAACCATTTCGGTGCTTCTTTAAAAGCTTCCTTTAGAATCTCTCCTACACGATTAGCATCATCAGGATGTACTGTGAATGCCATCTCGTCATGATAGAAGATACGTGGTTTAGCTCGTAGCTTTTCTTCTTGGATCTTATCCATAGCATATGCTACTGCAGCCTTACATGTAATACCTTCTGCTGATTGAAGTAGATAGTTTAGACATTGGTGTTGGCTAGGGACAAAGACAGGTCTACCGTCTAATCCTTCAATCCAACCAGTGCCTTGAGTAAGTTTCTTTTCTTCCCACTCACGTTCTATCTTTTGTTTGAGTTCTCCCAATCCTTTAATAGCTTTAGAGAATGCATCTTTAGCAGTCTTACCTACTTTAGGATTACGATACCCACACAACACTTCACCCAACTTAGCATCACCACCACCAAACATGTAGCAATACAAGAATCCTTTAGCAGTCTGTCTACTTACTTCAGACTTGATAGCTGCTGAGAGAGCATCTGCATTACGCTGGTGTTGATCTCCGTTAATGATTTCATTTGTGAATTCAGGGTTTTTAAGGTAGTGACACAATCCTCTAAGCTGGTTTCCTGAAGAGTCGCATCCAACGATGACATCACCTTTGTCTGCTTTGAGAACTGTTCGCATTGGCTTACCGTAGGAAGCATCAACTGAAGGGAGGTTAACAATGACTTCGTGTCTGCAACGGAACGACGGAGTTCCAATAGTCCACATGTTTCCATGGAGTCTTCCATCTTTTACTTTCTCCTTCCATCCTTCAAGGACAGATAGACGATTACGAATAGTGTAGTATTCTGAGATTAGCTTACCATCAGTACCAAACTTTTCTAAAGATGTTTCTGTTAGTTTTGGACCCATGTTCTTCCAAGAACCATCAGGCATCTTCTTACGAGTATAATCATCAGGTTCCCAACCTTCAGATAATAACCAATCTTTGACTAAAGCAATCTGCCCTAGATCTATTTGTTCTACTGTAGATCTTTGGAATTCTTTTCCTGGGGGCATAAGGTGAGTGTCTGTTGGTTTAATTTCTTTCCCAAAGTATTCTGAGAGAAGCCTAACTGTAGTCGCAGCATACTCCCCATTCTTTTTGAACTTAGGTGTCTTAGGTTCTTTATCGATATATACTGTTCTTGTACCTAGTTTAGGCTCGATAATGCGCTCTATCTGATGCATACGTTCTACAAACATAGCTTCTGTTTGGTTAGCTAGATCTTCATCAAATAACCAACCATCATTACGCATCATCACATTACATTTAGCAATTGCTTGTTCTACCTGCAGACCCTTTTGGATCATAGGGTTTTTCTTGTAAATAACTGCATATTCTTTCAGTAATGCTTCGTAAACAGCTAAGTTTACTTTACAGTCTTGGATACAGTATTCTAACATGGCCTCTGAGAAGCCACTCCAGTCGCTGTATTCGATCTTTTTGTTACCAAGGTACTCACCCCACCCTGCAAGTCCATGCTTGTGTGTACGGGTGTATCTGAGCGTCTGAGACATAACCCAAGTATCATGCACAGGTTTACTTAGAAGATTACTACCATAAAGCCTATCCAAGGTAGGGATATCATAGCCAATAATGTTATGACCGACAAGGCGATCAGCGGCCTCAAGACTAGCCAATCCATCAGCCAAAGAATCAGGCTTGTATGTTTTAACTTCTTTTGTTTCAGTATCAATTGTAACAATACAATATACTTTTGTAGCATCTAGACTATCAGCCTCAATGTCAAAGAGCAAAGTGCTCATTAGTTGTTTCTCCAATCCTCAATCATACGATTAATATACCATTTACATTTTTCAAGATCTTGTTTTGGTTTACCTTTATCTTGATGACGCAGCAAGTATTTAATTGCATTGCCCATACAGTAACTATAACTATCGGGAGTAAAAGCATTAATGATATCAATCACTTCCATACCATTTTTGTGATAATGTTTAGGTTTTTCTACATCATCCCATTGCTCTTTATCTTTCATACTGCTGCCAATAGCTGCAAAGAATGCTTCTGATGCATCTTCTCCTGCACGATCATAGCCATCCTCATAATTATCAAATACACTACGATTACTCATCGTCCTTGTCCTCTGTATTTCTTACGTGTCGCATCTTTCTTCCCACCAAATGTTTTCATTTTACGTGGGTTTTGTATTTTACGTTCATTCTGTGTTGCTTTCTTTGCCATACCCTATCTTTTTACTTTCTTTTTTACGATCTATGAAAACTTTAGTTTTGTTGAACTTTGGTAGGAATTTCGCTACTGGGTTTTTTCTTTTCAAAGATCTTCTGCCAGTTTTCATTAAACTTATCCTTGTTTTGTATTGGACGTTGTTTAGATCCTTTTCCCATGTTTGTTTTCCTCATACCATTTGCGATAGTATTCAATGTAGTAATGAGAAAACTTTAGTAGTTGTTCATCACTTGCATTATTTTTCATTCTATTGGCTAGATTACTTATGATTTGAATATTCCCCGGCATGTAATCCCCAGAAGGATTAATACGATCCAAGGAAGGACTGGTATCGAGGTCTCCACCAATAGTAAAAGGAGTCCCCATAATACTACAACAATTGTCCCTAGGCCAAACAGCGTATATGTCATGTCTTTCTATGCCTACTTTGTATAAATTTCTGTTTTTAGCACGTAGAATCATCAAACGTGTTACCTCAGACATTAAATAACCTAACTCACCTTTGAATCTGTAATAACACTCATCACAAATATCTTTGTTATGATGTTTAGGATTATCACAGTGACCCATTAGGCAGTACGTTTGTGTGTCCTCTGTATTCATGGGCTATCCTCAAATCCATGATTAAATTTGACACTACAACACCCATTTCATCTAGTATTTCTAAATAGGTGTCATAGTCTATACTTTCTATGTAATAAAGTTTATCTAATTCTTCTTTATATTCTTTTAAAGATGCTAATGCTTCTTTAATCTTTAAGTCCAAGCTCTCGGAGCTTTTTGTTAAGTTCTTCATCTGATAGCTCCTCTGCTGAGATCTCTGTATTTGTTTGATCTACCCTTGCAAGTTTAGGAGTTTCAAACTCAGCGAGTGTTGTAGCAATCTTAGCAGCTTCATCATACTCACCTTCTTGCATGTACTTAACTAGTAATACTTTAAGACAACCAACAGCAGACACTTCATTAGCTAATTCATCAACATCTACTTTCATTTCAGCAGCTGTTAGCTTTAATCTTTCTCTAGCTTCTCTGTTTGCCTTACGAGCAATAACAGAGTTCTTTTGCATTTCTCTAGCTTGTTCTACTGATGTTATTTTTGGTGCTAGATTTTCCAAAGATTTAGGATTAAATGCCATTTGTTTTAATTCTCCTTATTAAAGAGACACGCTTGCGTGGCTCTATTTTTTAATTGCTTTGTAGTTATGTTTAGCTCTACCGGAGTATGCTGAAGCAGATGCTTTAGGATCAAAACGATATGCTTGATCTATTGCATCTTTTTCACTTATTGCTCTTACATTGTAGAATACAGGTACGTTATTATATGTAATATCATAATGATGTATCATTGTGTCCTCTGAAAGCGTGATGCCCGAAAGCATTGTAACTGGGATGTCGGTTTACCAAAAATATATTTTGAGATGCCTGTTACCCAATGCATTGTAACTGGGATGTCGGTTACTATAAAAATAAAAAGAACTCTAAGGTTCCCGAAAGAACCCTAGAGTATAATGAGTGTCTCCTAAGCCGTCAGAGATATAGGTTTACGTTTTGGAGGCTTTGACTCCCACTCATAACTTTTAGCGTTTACCTAGTTTACGTACTAGGAAACTTCTGAAAGAGCGACCATCTTGGCGTTCTTTAGAGTATTGGTATTGAAACATATATTCCATAGCTTCATCTTTTGTTAAAGGATATTTTATATGGAATGGTTTGTTAGTCATGATAAACCCTTAACGTAATCTTCGATACGTGATTTGAGTCGTAGTTCTGCAGAGCATTGAAACTCCATGACTGCATTTTGTATATCTTGTTGACTGACACCATCAGCATATTGATCAGCAGTATCCATGATATTGTGATCAAAGAATGAAACAGAGTCAGCTACTGCATCCTCTAGTGATTCTATTACTTTGAAGAATCTTTCTTGAATCATATCATCAACTAACTGATCAAGTTCATCGTACATTTTATCAGTCCATGTTTGCATTACATATACCCTAAGTAAAGATCTTCAATTTCTTTTGGCAAGCTATAAACGCCATCGTAATCTTCGATGTACCCATCAACTTGCCAGATATGACCACATCCACCATCTTCGCCATATTCTTTATGCTCGAAATAGTGGACACCTTCTTTGTCTGTTGACCAGATCTCATAGTTTTCTGAAGCGTTTATAACTTTCATATTACATTACCAAAGTTAGAATTATTAGAAGAGGCATCAAGGTTTGTATTAGAATGACTTGAAGCCTCAGCATTTATTAAAGATCACGTGGTGAGATAAAACGTCCAGTTTCTTCACAACGGCCTAATGTGAGGTATACTTTGTTCTTTGAGAACGTACCGATAGGTCCATAACGGTTTGTAGTACGACGAAACATAACGTCAGCACTGTCAAAGTTAGTTACTTTCTTAGCGAGTTTATCAGCAAAGATTTGATCGAGTAATGTTTTCATTTTAGCAGTCCTCTGAGAATGATTGTGGGAATTGAGATAATACTGATACATATGATGCATCAATTGTGCCGTATACATTGTATTGTGGTTCTTCATCACGATACACACTTTTACCTACACGGTAGTCATGGCATACTGGATTGAGTATGCGTATTGCTTCATTTGCATCATCAAATGATTTAGTGTAAACATCGAAAGATACTTTCATGTGTTTGTTAATCCTCATCAATTAAGACTTCATCTAATTCAGCATCAGAGAAAAACTCTTCGTACCAATCAGCATCAGATTGTTCATTATTCCAAAAGTATTTGTATGCGTTTGGACCATTGAGTATTTCTTTAGCAACATCTTCTGATGGTGCATCAATACGATATTCTGCGTAACCATATACTTTTTCTGTGTAAGGTACAGAGTATACATAAACATTAGCCATACAACTCTTCCTCTAACTCACGTTGAGAGATATACAATTCACCAATTAGATGCTCACATTGATGTAAACGCCTACGTAGGAAATCAATTGTATCTATTTGTTGTTTGATACGTTGAGATGCAGCTACGATGATATCAATACCATCTCTGTCATCATCAATAACAGTAAAGTTATCATTGATAGATTCTAAACCATCAATGATTTCATCGTTGGTATAGTGAGTCATTCAGCTTCACCTCTAGCTAGTTGTTGTTGAACATTGATTTCCATACAGTAATCATCGAGATCTTCTACAAGTGTTTCCATTTGTTTTTGAGTGTACACAAACTCTTCTTTGATGAGAGCTATCAAGTACTCTGGATGATTGATTTCACTGTAGAAATACTGATCATTGAATACTTGTAGCGATAGCTCATCATCTGAGTGCATTGTGATGTCAATCATGCTGATACTCCATATAATCTATCTGGAGTAGTTACATCTGGATCATTGACACCATCTACACACTCGCATTGAGTTTCTGACCAATGTATGTTTGAACCACATTGAGAGCAGACAACTTCTGATAAGTCGTGTTCTTTCCAATAAAGGTCTACGATTTCTGAGTCATGCACATCATAGTCATGTTCTTCCATAACTGCCCAGTCTTGATGCATGAGGGCAATGATTGCTTCTTTTTCTGTGTTAGCAGATACGGAAACGGTCAATTTCCCATGCATTACTTCTGTGTATGGTACTTTGAAATAGTATATGTTATTGCCATGAGTCGTAGTGGACATTATCGAAACCCTCATCCCATACTCTGAAACGAACACCCATACCATTGTCAACCATGTCTGTCACATCACCAGCATCTAGCTTAGTTCCATCGTGAAACTGTACAATAGCATTACCACATTCCCAGTAGACAATATCGATATCATCAATTGTTTTACCGATAGGAAGTTTGCATGTTACTGAAGTTTCGATGTATTGTTCAGCATCGATGTTGATGGTTACAGGTTGGTCTGGTTCAATGTCAGGACATTCATAACCTGAGTAACCAACTTTGTTTGGATCACGTGTTAGCATGATTGCTCCTTTAGGTTGTAGTTACTAGACCATGTTAGAGTTTTATGTAGGATTTGACCTTCAGCTACGATATCGGATGTATCGTAACCTTTCCATGCCATTTGATCCATGAAGTTATCTACGATAGTCTCGATGATATCTGCTGATAGAATCTTGTTATCGTTAAGATGTTCGATAGCTCCACGCCAATCACGTAGAGACCATAACGCTGTTTCAGGAATAATCATCCCAGTCATCCTCATATTCTTGGAGTTCTTCTTCAGACAATGCACGTATAGAGAATATTATTTCATATCCCATTGGTGCAGTCCACACTAATAGTTTCATTAATCCTGCAACAATCAGGATTATAGGAGTTACAATAAACTCCCATGTTTTATTACGGTATGGTGAATCAATCATGCTAAGTTACCTAATACACGTTCAAAGGTTTCATGATCGATGTATGTAGGTTGTCTACCATCTAACCATTTCTTGATGTGTCTAGCTGTTGTACGACTGATACCTGATTCTGATCCATATTCTGGACACTCATCAATGTAAATAGCATCAGAGTAATAATGATTGACACCAACACATGTGTCGTAAGAGAAAAAGAAGTCAGCATGTCTATCCTGTACTTCCACCATATTATTGCCAAGTCTTTTCAGCGTGGGCATAAGATACTCCTATCTGGGATGTCGGTATTGCTAAAATTGTATGAGGTGATCCACGATACTTGTCGTGAACCACCCCACAGTATTTTAGAAGATTGGAGCTTCTTCTCCATCTTCTGATGCACCATCACCAACAATATCAAACCCAGCAGCACTAGGATTGTATTCACGGAGATCAGTCACCTGAACACCTGATAGTGATGTACCTACACCTTGTCTACCCATCATGTCATATGAATATTGATAGACAATTACATTACCAATAGATCCATTACCAATCTTGGTTGCATCGATAGGTTGTAGATTTGCATCAACGACAGTTACAGGTTTGTTTTCTGAACCATCAGCTTTGATAGCTTTACGCTTGAGAGCTACGGTGAATACACCATCTTTCTCTTTCACGTTGAAGTGATTAGCAGATAGCTCATCAGCTTTAGCTTTATCTGTAGTAGCAACTTGTAGTTCCCACTGAAGTGTACCGAATGGAGATACAGGCTTATCGAGTTTAGCCCAGTTAAGTTCTACATTGTCGATACGATAGTTACGCTTGATGTTTTCCATGTTAAGTCCTCTTGGTTATGGAATGTTGATGCATAAGCATCGGGTAAGTCGGTTAGTCATTGCAACACCAAAGGTGCGGGGTGGTGGGAATTGGGTAACCCACAAAAGAGCACGGTCTGATGTACCTTTCCGCATTAGGCTCTTTACTGCTTGCAGTTCTGCTAAGAACATGGACGCTATCCCTTGAGCATACCTTAACCCCCATCAGCGAGAGTTATTCAGTCACACCCCTACAGGCGTTGCAATCACCTGAATTAGGTATGGTAGTTTAAGTCCACCATAAAGACTAGCTTGACATTAGTGTTCCTTTAGCGTCTACACCAAATCAAAGACGTACTTATAGTAAACCCTGACAACTGCTCCAAGGACTTATGTTGCTACCCGCAGAAGGCTATTAACCTTCCCGATACGCACCCAAGTATGTCTGCAGACAGTGACATGGTAGCGAGGAGGATATCTGAGGGAATGATATCCACAGTAAAGAGACACGCTTGCGTGGCTCTATCTTAGATGTTCTAATAGAGTACTCTAGAAAATCTACAGACTTGCTAGAATACTCGATAGAACAACTTATGTTATTCAAAGTATTTTTCTCCGATGTATCCACAGATACCTAAGAGAATACTTACAGTTGATATCACTGTAAGAGTGTAGAATAGATCCATTAGAATTTCCTTATGTCATCTATAG